AAGAGAGTGATGATTCCTGAGACTCCACCAACTGAACCTTTCAATGCTGACTGAGCATCCTTCGCTTTTCCATCATCTCCAACTTCCTCCTTCTCAACTACCTCAAGCCCGACCTTCTCTCGAATCTCATCGTTGGTCATAACACTGACAACCGTGGCCTCTGAGAACTGAACGGAGATTGGCTCGGTATCTTTTATGTATAGTCTCTGCTCGAATCCTTGAAGAACTGCAAGTTCGTTGAATACTCTCTCGATAAACTGCTGCCTGTTGTTCACATAGGTATTCTGAAACAACTCAAAGGAATCAATCAACTGAGTTCTCGATGTGAACAATCCCTCCTCTTTAATCCCGAAGAGTGATGGATCAACCACCTGATGCCCAGCGTAGATTTCCTTTTGTACGGTTCGGTTTAGTATTTCGAATCGCTTGTCGAAATCATTCCCGTTTAACTGCTGAATCTCTGCTCCTCTATCTTTGGAATCTGAGAAGTTGAGAACGATGGAATTGGCATTGTCTGTATTCGTGAACTTGTCCTTAATCTGTCTCTCAATCTCCTCCTGTTCCTCGGCAGTCGGTTCTCCGTTGTAGAAGTTGATGAGAGTGCCGCCCATAAATCCGTTCTTGATTGAGTTCAAGTGGAAGTTGGCCGTTTCTACATCAAGCTCAATGTATGCAGTTGAGCCTAAGTAAGTCGGCAGAGGATAGTACTTGCAGTCGGGAGAGTAGCCTTTGACATATAGAAGCTGCTTGCCTTCAGGTTCTTTCCAATTGAAAGCATCTATCTTCTCAACCACAGGGTTATGCTTGCTCCAATCTTCTGAATAGTAGTAACAAGAGCCGTCCTCATTAGAACGATAGCGAGCAAAGTCAGCATGATATATCGCGGCTATTTTATCATTCAACTGATTGTATACTATCTCAAGAGCGAAGCCATTATAGAGCTCATAGTCCATTGCAACCTTCTCCAAGATGTCATCAAGTGACTCATACTGATTCGGATGCTTAACAAATGCCTCAAGCTCTGCAAGTCGGAAGGTGTCCAATCCTTCGGAGTTGACTGCCCAACCTTGGCCAGCAACGTAATCCTTCTTTGAGTTTACAATTGCATGATGCTTGGCACTCCTTCGATAGAGGTCAAGCAAGTACTCAGGATATCGGTTTTTCCATTCGCCCTCAGTTCCGAACATGATCCAATCCTTGCCCCTTGCTTCTTTGAAGTCAGGAACTTTCTGAGCTGCGAAATTTAGTATTGAGATGTTATTCTCCATAGACGGTGTAAGTTGAATTGCCTCCGGAATAGGTCGGAGTTGAGCTGACCGTTCCTGTAACTTTTACGATTCCTTGCTCCAACATCTCCAAGCCTGTTGGATCAACATTTGACGAGGAGGAGTTCGCGTAAATGTAGTACCTCCATTGGCCCTCATTCGAGAGCTTAATCTCTGCATTCGCTGGAGTAGGTGTTCCGCTTCCAACTTCTGTCAGAGTGAACTTGTTGAATCTCTCAGGATAGGAGCTTGCATCTTGTGCGATAGCATAGACCACTCCTTCCGTAGTATCGCTCTTGAACTCGAATAAGTAATAGGTAGCAGTTCCCTTCTCTGTGAGAGTGACCACTACTGTATTCGCAGTATCTTGTTCGATGTTTATCAAACCGAGAACACTACGAACTCAATATCACAATCAGCCGTATCAGCTTGAGCCGAGATGTTGTCAATGTCCACGAATGCAGCGAACGCTCCAGCTCCTGTATCAGCATCCATTGAGCCTGTACTCAATAAGAAAGTAGCTCCAGTAGAAACCTTCACATCAGCAGTCTCAGCTCCTGACTTCTTGAACCTCACTCGAATGAAGTTAGTATCATCAAGATTTGTGATTCTGATGTATCGAATTGATGACCGAACGAACTTACCTTGCCCATTGTTTGAGTTAAGTTCTATCAAGTCCATCTCTCCCGAACTTGATACGGTCATCACTCTGCGATCAGCTTCCGCTACGTTTGAAATTGTGCGATCATGAGAACCTCCTCTGTCAACTCCTCCGAGTGAGAGTGATTCCGTGATCGTGATGGTAGCATCTGCTGCCGTAATAGTTGAGGCCATTAGTGTCTGTTTTTAGTAAGTAGCAAATGAGAGATTTCGTGCCAAACAGAAGAAACTTCCTCAAATATTAGGATTTCTCGATTTTCCTTTAGAGGCCGTTTTCATGCGTTCTAAGGAGTTATGGAGTTTTGTTAGTATAACCATATAGAAACTTTGCGAACTGAAGAAATCCAATGAACATCGGGGATACAGGAGGCCCACTCAAGGACACAAAAAAAGAGCCACCCCATTGGAGCAGCTCTCTAAACATGAAAAAAAAGACCTGATTTGGGCAGAAATCAGATCACAAATGTAGTCAATTATGGGAAGGTAGTTGAGTTCGTTACTGCTGCAACAAGAGTGGCTGCATTGGCTGCTTCTATCTGCAACATCGGTGCGGCCTCCATTCCGCTCAAGGTAATATTGTAACCGCTTAAATCTGCGTATGCAGTTCCAGTCGCTGATGTTCCAGCAGATACTTCAAGTCCTGTTGAAACTCCAACCACGAAGTATAAAGGCACCTCGTCATTCGTTTCTACGATGGCAACAAGTCTGTTCTGAGCGAGTAGCTTGATCTCGTTTCTCTTCTCGTGATCGAGCTTGCTCAATACAATAGTTACCTCCGGAGTGTAGTACACCGTTCCATTTTGAGCAGAAGCATTGATTGTCTCTGTCATGGAACTTGTTTCCTTCAATTGGTCGTACTTGAAGAACGGAGTTGTTGAACCCGTCCACGCAGTTATTTCTGCTCCTGATACCGTTGGATCAAGAACAAGGTAATCGGCAAGAGTAGCAATCCTCACAGATTTAACACCACCGATTGAGTCTTTACAGTCGAGCGTAAATCCTTTAGTTAAGGCACATGGCATCTTTTATAGTATTAGGTAGTGAAGGGAAGGCCCGAAGGCCCTCCCGTTAAATCAGTTTAATTAAAGAGCAACCTTACCAACTTGGTCAGGGTAAGCGAATTGCGTTCCCATAGTGAACTCGCAAGCAACTTTCATCTTGCGATCGTCCTGAGAGTACCAAACTTCAAGGTTAGAAGAATCTTCTGCCAAGTCCATTCCCAAGAATGCATTTGAAAGAGAGAATCCGTAACAAGCATTGTGTCCTGTGATTCCGTTAACTCCTACAACTTCGATGTTAGTTCCAGGGAAAATCATTCTCAATGGATCAAAGTCCGATTGGTAGTTAGCCAATTGGCCTCCTCCGTTTGTCATTCCTCCTCCGTTCATAATTGCTGAAGCGAAGAGTCGGAACTTGTCCAGCCCTAAAAAGATTTTGAAGTCATCCTTAGCAACTGCCGCTGATGGAGTCAAAGAGTAAACTCTCTGAACTGCCTCAACTGCATCAGCCATAGTTAATGGAGCTGTAAGAGCCGTTCCGTATGCAGCAGTATTACAATCTGTAAAGGATGCAGTTGGAATCAATAGACCGTCAAACATAGCCAAGTTACCTACTCCAGCAGCAACACTACCATCCCAGATAACCTTCTCAAGCTCGTCTTGAATCTTCTCGACCAAGTAGTTCGCGAACTGCTCCTCGAAAGGAATAGTCTCTGTGTGAGCTCCTGGAGCCAACTGAGTGCGAAGATAGAATCCTTCCAAATCCTTTGGGCAGAACTCCATGTTGATCTTCACAGGCTTCGCATCAATCTCTCTCTGAGTGTAAGTCAAGTCACCACTCTGATCAAAGGTACATCCTGAGTCAGCTTGCATCGTCACGTCAACATCCATCAAGTTGATCTTTGTTTTGCCTTTCACTCCGAGTTGAGGAGTTAGCATGGATGCAGTTCTTCCTCCAGCTAATGCTTTAGTGATTAGTGGAAAGTTCTGCTCTTCAATGTAGGCTACTAAGCCTGAAGTATCGATTGCCATTTTAAATAATGTTTTTTTGGTTTATTTTTTAGATGCCGCCATAACTGCTGCCATCTTAGCAGCAAGGTCAGCGTTTGTGCTTGTTGGGTTAAAAGGATTGGCTACCTTCTTTGTCGGAGCACTCTTTGGAGTTGCTGCCATCTTCTCAATGATGTCTGTCACCATTGATACTGCCTCAGTTACTTCATCCACGTTCTTCTTAGATGCGAAAGCTGCTGAGTCAATCTCTGACTTAATCAGCTCAGATACTGCTCCAAGAATGTCCTCCTTGAATTTGTCTGAGTCGAACGCTGGCTCTGCCGCCATCTCCTCCTCCTTCTCTTCTTCTTTGGCTTCCTCCTCCTCTGCTGGAGCTTCGGCCTCAAGAACCTCAACGATGATACCGCCTTCTGTTCTGATAACTGAGCCACTCTCTAATTCATGAGAAGCATCAGGAGCTGCCAAAGTCTCTCCATCCTCAGAGATTACTTCAACGGTTGCACCTACCTCGATAGCTGGCTCAATTCTTACGATTGTTCCATCTACTAATTTGGCATCCTCGAAGGAATGCTCAACAACTTCCTCAGTTGCTTCAACTGCTGGAGTTGCCTCCTCTGTGAAAAGTAATTTCTTAATCTCAGGAAGTTTCCCTGATACGAGTTCTGAAATGTTCATTGAATAGAGTCTTTGCCCTTAAATAGAGCAGAGTTCCATTCGTGCCACTTAGCCCTTCAATTCATCAACGATAGCCTCAATGATCTCTCTCTCAACGTTGATCTCCTTGTCCTCGGAAAACAAACCTTCGACAGAGAATCCTTTGAAGTCTCCATCCTTGACTTGCTGCCATACATCCTCGTTCTCAACTCTGAATGAGCCGAACCAACTTCCCTCCGGAAGCTCCTCATATCCTTTCGGAGTTTTCTTCCTGTCATCAATGATAAAGCTCTCAAACATGAACACACCATCGAGAGCCGTTTCGTGCATCTCATTGACTGAATTAGTCCGTCCTTCCTTCATGTACTTGTAGACAATCTTCCTGATGGTATCTGCGTTGAAGATCACATAATACTCTCTGCCACCATCGTCCTTGCGGTAGATCGGAAAATCCGAAATCATCAACGGGCCTGATATGATACGCTTCTCCTCGTTCGTAATCTCGAACTTGTGAGCCTTGTTTTTGGAAAACGCCATCCATTGTCTCTCAATAGCTGGGTTGTCAACAAGTGCCACGGCATCCACTCCAGCCTCTTCGTTATCGTCAATGGTGAGATATATCACCGGAAGTTTATCATCCATCAATTCCAAAAGTTACTTGATTTTCAATCTGTGAAATGTTCTGTTGGTTGCCCGTCATTTCCGTTTCCACTACAAAGGCTTGAATCGGAGCTAACTGAGCTTGTTCTGCTCCTCCGAGTTCTGTACTTGTTGTGGCTGCTGCCGCAATGCTCGGA